TTTTAAGTGATCAAACGTATCCTTATAGAATTTGGTTGAGGATAATTTTGAGAAACTATCGAATAATCTCTTAAAATCAAACATTGAATCTGATTTTAAGCAAGAATATAAAATACAAATTATTTTGATTTTTTTAACGAAGATCGTATTTCTGGACACCCTCTATGTTATTGGTTCCGAATTGAGCTCTTACACCGAACTAATTTTCTGGTTTAGTGGGTTAAAAGCTCTTATTTATACGGTACAATGATTAATCACATAGCCGTTTGCTTCTTTTAGTAACCAATATATGGTATTTAACTATAATTTTGCTGAAAATCTCTAACATCTAATTCAATATTTTGCATTCGATTCTCATATATGTTAGCTGCTTCATTTATGACCTGTTGGAACAAATTATTATCAACTTTGATCAATTGATCTTTAATTTTCATCGAAAATAACAACATTCTTGTAATCATGTTGATGATAGCATCCGGTTCATATATCTCAGGAGGTGTTATTTTTCCAATATTTCGTCAATATCTGTCGAACATATTTGGCGACATAACATTGATGAGACTATTGTGTTACAATGATCCAATATTTTCTGCTGAGAGATGATTAATCTATGGTGTTTATCCATATTGGTACATAAACCAATAACATAGTGCATTGAATGTAACATGTTATAACATATGTTATCATCGATTTCTTGATTACCATCTATAGAACGTAACCAATCACGAATACGCCAATACATCTATATTACAATCAAATACAAATTTAAAATGTAACATTATTCAATTTCTCATTCAATATACCGACAATCGACATATACGGTATCTTTTGTATAAATTCCATAAAATATAGACACATATAGCTTAATTTTAAAAATAGGATATGGATTATAATTCTGAAGATAATAAATGTGATGTCTCTTTTGAGTGTACATCAATACAATGTATATATGATCGGGTATTTTGTCCCACAAGGGAGTCACACGTGTTTTGTTTTCCACAATCTTTTCACAATTTTTCAACTTTATGGAATTTAACTTTACTTTTTGGTCCTTTGATAAGGAAACCAAAAATGACTTGTTGTTTGCCATATGCACCTTCTTCACGAAAAACGAGTTTTGTTCCATTTGTAAGATTTTCAAACATTACATTATATTATTCTTGATATATCCTAAAATAATCATCAATAATAACTTTATATTTCGATGATCCGAAAATTACCTAGAAAAATTGAAATATTATGTTAATATCAACATTGAACATTTCAACACGATTTAAGATGGATATCACTGATGATGACGCTATTTTAGTCGACTCAATAATTGAGGAAGTTGCCCCCCCCCAAAAAAAGAGGAGGCTATTGTCATCATTAATTGATGATGAAATGGATACATCGGTCGATACATCTCGATGGATGTGGACCAGTGGAAAAGAAGATGAAAAAAAAGATGAAAAGAAAGATGAAAAGAAAGATGAAAAGAAAGATGAAAAGAAAGATAAAAAACGACAAATGCCTCCAGATGTGTCAGTAATTTTCTTTATACCTCCACCACATAATCGCACACGAGATTCTAATAATTTATCTGGACCATTCGATCAGGGGTGCGAGAATACTGAAGAGTATGACGAAGACTATCGGCCAGATGGTGAGGAATGTGATAAATCTGATTGTGATCATGAAGATTATGATGAAAATGATCACGCAGATGCGGAGTTGCATTCTATAAAAAAAATTAATGATATTAATGACCTAATTAAATTAGGCAAGTTGTATCATTGTCGAAGACGAACGACATATATGGGAGTTGATTTGAAAAAATTACACCATCTCCGCAGACCATTACAAAAATTAAATCGCCTGATTGGTCTCAAAAAAATAAAAGAAAATATTGTCAACCAGATTGTTTATTTTCTTTCTGGCCTTCAATCAGGGAATGATGATATGATGCATACTATTATTGAAGGACCACCTGGATGCGGAAAAACAGAAGTAGGACGTATTCTGGGAGACATTTATATGACAATGGGTTTTTTAGATAAAAAAGTCTTCAAAATTGTCAAGAGATCAGAATTAATTGGCAAATATTTAGGACACACGGCTGCAAAGACACAAGCCGTCATCGATTCATGCAATGGAGGCGTTATGTTTATTGATGAAGCCTATTCATTAGGTGATAATGAGGGACGTGATAGTTTCTCCAAAGAATGTTTGGATACATTGAACCAAAGTTTATCTGACAATAAACACAAATTCCTCTGCATTATTGCTGGATATACTGATGCATTGGATAAAAATTTTTTCGCCTTCAACGATGGCTTACGGAGACGGTTCACTTTTAAATATGTCATTGATAAGTACTCGGCGGAAGAATTAAGAGAAATTTTCCTACTTAAAGTCAAAGAGTTCGGATGGAAGATAGCAGACGACACGAAAACAGTGCACAATGGAGTATTTTTCAAAGAAAATTACCATCTATTTCCACATTTTGGTGGTGATATGGAATCATTATTTTTTAATATTCGCATTTATCATGGCCGAAGGATCTTCTGTTTGGATAAAGAGAAACATCGAAAAATATTGAATAATGAAGATTTTGTGGAAGGTCTCAAAATCTTCACAGGACATCGGAAGAATAATCAGGAAGCGGAGGAATTAGCTAAAATGAAACAGTATTCAATGTATCTATAAAATGCAGGTATTAATTTAAATGATAGTTACTTTGTTTACTTCATAATCATATGCGATATGATCACAATCAGTGATCTATACAGTTTCTTAATGATCCCTTGATTGATTTACATTAACAGATACCGATCCCAAACAATAATTATTGGCTGGGAGACATCATCAATTGATTAATGTAACATAAATTAATTATTGTTATACATATAACAATAATTATTTACCGGCGACGTCTTTGAATATCCTAAGAACATACAAGATCCAATGTGGCATGTCTGCACAGAAAATTCTGTACCATATATGTATATATATATATATGTCGCATTTACAAGAAGTCCCGACAATTAGTGATATCAATGATTTAGGTCGAATTTTTATGGGTAATAATGATCGAATAGGTGACATTTTAAATGACACAATCCCACCCGCATCATCAATACCTTGTCGTATTATGACATATAACGTCCATATGTGGAAAGGTGTCATAGGTGCTGAGAATACTTGGAGTAATAAAGGAATTGATAATTATGATCAAATATTCAATACAATCAGCAGACTTAATCCGACAATCTTATGTTTACAAGAAGTAATCTATGAAGATAGATATATGCAACCGTTGTTTGAGAAATATCGATTAGTGTCACCGTGCATCATTAATCCATCACATAATGAAAACAAATTGTACATGATTATAATTTTAATCTTAAAAACCTTCTATAAACAATTGATCCACTATTCGGTTCACACAAATGTGCACATCACCGGATGATTGTTTTTGGGAGCAAAATCACATATTTTTCACTCGGATCCTAATCTATCTTTTGAAGAAAATGTTATGCAAAATGCTCATTACCAGGTTTGGACATTATCAATGTCCATCTGACAGCATATGACGCCACAGGACAACTTAGACTCAATGAGCTTCAACAAATCAATACACACATACCAGATAATGTATTTACATTGATCTTGGGTGATTTTAATATGATAAACCCTAAGGAGTATACAAGTGATCTATATTTAAGGTATATTTCCGCAATAACGGCAAAATTCGGTCTCACCTCAGTTGAATATGATTATATCACAAAAAAACATTCTGGGTCGATTTATATCGAAAATGTCATTTTGACAAAATGTTTGTCAATTATAGTAATTGGAGTGGGTTTCGAATTGATCATATTTTCATAAGGGTTATATACCCGAATTTGAGTGTGATGATACAATGAAAACATATATGTTTTCATTCCAATGCAAGTGACCATAACCCCTTAATATTAGATGTCAATGATATTGACATTATTCCCCCCCCGTATCACATCAATGGAGCAACTAAATATTATGAACCCAATAAAACATTATTTCCTAGGGGGGAAATACAAATATCAAACAGGTGAAATATTTGTGGGATAAAGGTTGTGTCAAAAGGACAACATTCACCGAAAAAGTCGCACGCCAAACTCCATTTGATATGAAACAAATCACAACAAATGATATGTCAGATCTGAACGTCATGTTATTTCATGTGGACTCTTGATGCGATTGATTGGTTAACACTAGATAAGTATCGCTGTGTCAATGTTGGAGACAAAAAGTAAATTTGTTGATCCGTACTTAACTGGAACTAGTAGTTCGACAATGCCATTTGGTATCAAATCAGGTATTTATCTACATTGTGTTATGGGACAATTTTATTGAGAAATGTAGCACCAAAGTTAAATGAGGAATTTAAGAGATTGTCAGGGAATGATGTTCCGACAAATATCTTCTTGTTATTTTGCTTCTCATTAGATTTTAGTGATGTAATCACTACGTGTTACATACATTGATGATATGAATAAGACATTACTTTGGAAAATGAAGATCTATACTATGATAAGTTTGATGTATTAGCTGCAGACATACCGGTGTCTTGAAAGTTACGTCATCACATTATGACCAAATCGCTAAATGTCACAAACATTTGCGAATCGAACAAATTATGATCTGTTATACATCAAAAGTTACCGGTTCATTCAATAATGCATTCGTTACTGAAACATTGAACTCAGTTTTACGAAAAAGAAAGAAAATATACCCCATATGATGTTATATAATTCTGAAAATTATGTGGATATCGCTGCTGACAATATGCATTGCAGATTATTCCCACTTTGGAATAGTGCTTAACATTCACAAAGACATTACATTTACGATTCAGTGAATCGTGGATGTAATTTGCGGAATCATTGGTAGGATGATGGAATAAATTCCCATCCTAAATCGACACAGATGTTTTTCCAGATTTTATCTTGTTGACGTAATTTATCCTTTGATTTTAATAAACTGAAATATTGTAGATATTCTTTATAACCGAGCAGTTGGCAAAATTTGTAAATTACGTATGAATATGACAAAAAATTCTTTCGCCCAGGAGGACAATGTTTCTCAAACGATTCTTGAATTTTTTGAAACATATTACATAATTGTTCTTCCACTTCTGGTTTCATATAAAAAGGTTGAATTCCATTCAGATGACATATGATCTGATTAATATTTTCATAATATTTATTGTATCCTAAATGAGCATATTTTTGCAGATATTTTTTTACACACGATCTCGTTAAGGTTGCCAAATCTGTTTTCTTCTCTTTTTTGAATTCAACTAGAATAGCATCATATATTTCTTGTGGAATCTTTGTAGTCTCCTTGGCTTGAAAGTGATCTAATTGCTCCTTGAAATGATTGATTCTTTTGTAAGCAAAATACATATTTTCATGTGGAGGATCATGATATGATGGTTTATCAGCTTCCATAATCGTCTGCACTTCATCACCACAATTGGGACAGACTAATATTGCTTCATTTGGTAACAACTCTCGATAAACATTACATTTACAACAAAAATCATCATTTTTATCATAGTCAAATCCCGTAATGTGATGAGGGTCTATGCGACTGAGATATTGTTCACAAATGTCTGCTCTTTGTGAACAAACATTCTTTTTCCCAATTAATGATTTATTTCCCAATTCATCATGGTTTTGTGATATATTTGCAGATACTTCTTGTGATTTTTTGGAGGCAAAAAATCTCAATAAAGTGGGCGTTTCAGTCACATTTTGCTGATTTTTGACTGGAGTATCTTTCCTAGTATCATTATTTTCATAATAATCAATCAAGAGTTCACCAGTTTTTAAATAAAAGTCACTGATCTTACTGAGTTGTTCGATATCATTAATTTCTTGTAATAGGCTATCAATTTCAACTTTCACTTGTCGTGATGCTGCGATTTCATCGGTTAACATTTCATTTAAATTTTTCCTGGTCATTGATTCATATTTTGTTGTCAACTGTTTTAGGTGCTTCTTCTTAGAAGGTAATTGTTTAAAATCATCATTGAATTCTTTAATACGTTTGTTGTAATCAACATCAACATTTATTTTTTTACTAGTTGATGGTTTTTTGTTGTTATACATATCTTCTATGTATAGATATATCATCAATACCTTTAAATATTTTACTCTGTTATTTGTTTCACATTAAAATTGATTTGGTTCTTTTTCATGGTTAATTGACTATAATCTGTCGAATTATTGTCTTTTTTAGAGTCTTTCCCAGCCAGAAAAATTTCATTATTTTTCCAAAAAATAGGATAACATAACTTAAATGTATCCCAATCCGGTTTGTTGATATCGCTACGGTACCAGAATACTTGGTCCTCCAAACGATCACTATTTGAGGAGTTATCAATAACTAAGCACCCATGATCTTTAGTACATTTATTCAATACGACACGGAACATTTCGAAACATGGAAACATACCTGCATAATGTTCATATAATCGGCGCTGATTACCAAGTTTAGGTTCTTTACATATAAAGATATAATCCACATTGGTACGTAAATTAGGTGTAATACCAAGACAATATTGCATTGTTAACATAAATGTCACTTTTGCATGACGTCCATTCATAAAGATCCATTTCATGTTTTTATCTTTAACCCATTCATTACTATCGGCCAAACAATCATCTAACACAACGAATGTTCTCGGATCAACGTCTGCGTATGCAGGATCAACTTTTTGTTTTTTACATATATCTTTTTGTCTATTGAGTATTTGTTCAAGTAATTCTGGGGTGTATTCTTCATGAATAAAAATAGATGGTACGTGAGGGCGATAAGTGAAATTATAATTGTCTGTTGGTGATATGACGGTACCCAATGGAAAATCTCTGTGATGATACAAATAATCTAATACTAAGATAGATTTACCCGTGTTACGTTTACCAATGAAAATGATAATTTTGTTATCTTTGATCCAGTTCATATCAAATTTCTTCAACTGTACAGTTACTGGTTCATTATTACTAACTTTACTTTTTTTAGACATATGACTTATATAATAATAAATTAATTTCTTATTTCAATTTGCACGAATCAATCTATTACATAGATTTCGGTTCTAAAATTGATCATATTAACGGTAATGGTTTCGATAACCGATGAAAAAACTTAAGATTTGCAACAATCTCCCAAAATAACCAAAATGCTAGAAAAGATCAGATAGGAAATATATTGACGTTATTTTGATAAAAATATCAGAAACTGAAAGTGGATATTTATGGTTGATTATCGAATTGATAAATCTAAATTATTTGTGTGAGATCCCATCTCATACAAAAATCAAATAATGGATCTGGCGATACATCTCATACGTAAATTAAATTAAAACTGAAAAGAATAATGGACACTAATATTAAAACGGTGGTGCTCCCGTAAACATTTCCTCACCTATTTGTGGAACTTTCACAACATCAGTTCCTTCTATCTTCAAGCTAGATTTCCCGCCAACTTGAACAACATCCTTAATATTACTTGTCGGTGACAGCCATGTTAATATGTAGACAACTGCTAAAACAATCGCTACCGTCATCGATATACCCTTGATATAAGTTATTTTTTTCTTGGGGCGATCAAAGAGGCGACTATCCAAATACATCAGAAATCCTGTGACAATTGCAACTCCGACAACTATGAAAATATGGGACATCATTTGTGGTTTTTGTTTATAATATAGACACAAAAAATAAATTCACGTTCTGAACTTAATTATGTGGTTTCTTCATATTCTTGATATAATCATTAAATTTAGCATATGAATGTTCTTCCTCTCTGGTTAGTTGGAGCTTTTTAGGAACAACAAACTTCTTATTTTCATTTTCAGTCGGTTCAATCGGATATGTCGTTTCGATACTCTCGGTATCATCTTGCAGGAAATTCTTTTCCAACATCGAGATCTCCTCGATATTACCCTTAATTTTCTTTATCTTGGACACAGTTGGATTTTTTGATTCTGTCACATGTACTCTATCTAATTGTGGACATTTTTGGGATTTCACGACAGATCTATCATTTATATGTGGTAATTGTTCAGTAATATTGCCACCTTTTTGCTTAACATTAGAAGTATGTGTTTGTTCAATACTCATTTTTTTCAAGATCAACGGGTTAGGTTTGACTACACTTTTACCAACTGACGAGCTCTTATCATCAGGTTTAGATGTATGTGTGATTACATTTATATCCACTTGTGGGTATTTTATATCAGATTCGGGCTTAACATTAGCTGGTAAGTACTTAGCACCAGATTTGGATTTAGGTGTGATAACATTTATATCCACCTGTGGAGCTTTGATATCAGGTTTCGTTTTCATTTCAATCTGTAAATTACGATTGGATCTGTGTTGTTTTCCCTCTTTGATGGGTGTAACTTCATCTTTTTCGTCATCTAATTTAGTTGCTTCTAATATACTCTGGACAATCACTGATTGTCCAGTATCTTTACCAATAAGATTCTTAGTTACTGGAGGAATTTCATCATCAATGTCATAATCGATGTCATCTTCATCTTCAATGTCATATTCTATACGACCGTCTTCGTCAATATCATCCTCGTCAATATCATCCTCGTCAATATCATCTTCATCAATATCATCTTCATCAATATCATCTTCATCAATATCAGGTACTTTAATCTCATTTGTATCAATATCATCTCCTTCAATTTCATCTTCTTCAGTTTCATCTCTATTAATCCTGATGGAGTTTATTGATGCTCCGCCATTTTTAACAATATGTGAATCACAATTATTTACAATGGGACCTTTAGTATCATCTGTCACTGGTTCTCCACCAGCAACAAGTTCTTCACCATTAACAGATTCTTCACCAGTGACAGGTTTTTCATCAGTGACAGGTTTTTCGTCAGTGACAGGTTTTTCATCAATGACAGGTTTTTCATCAATGACAGGTTTTTCATCAATGACAGGTTTTTCATCAATGACAGGTTTTTCATCAATGACAGGTTTTTCATCAATGACAGGTTTTTCATCAAT